GGATCCATATAGTTTATCGAGGACCATGGGGTAACTACATAGATTTCATTATTCTCAGAAGGATTCCATTCAAAACCTGCTAAATCGTTGTCAGAAACAACGGATAGAGGTGTTCCGTTAATCGTAGGATTAAATGAAACCCAAAATCTTTGGGATTGAAATAAGGGGGGTTTTGAAACAATTTTCCACACAACATTAGAATGAAAATAAGTAAAAAGTTCAGAAAAATAAGCCACTCTTTCACTAAAAGTAGGAGTATAAATAATGCCATTGGTTATAGATTCAATAGAGGCAGGCAACCATCTATTAACATAATCAGGAAGAGATATACCAGGAAGATAATCAGGTTTTATGGTTATAGTACCATTAACAACAGACAAATCAATTGCCTCTACTTCACCAGATGGTGAAGGTACAGAAGATACAGTATGGGAAGAATTTATTCCGACAATTTCTCGGGTTGAATCAATAGCTTGATCATGTTGTTCAGTTTGTATTCCATCTATAATTTCTTCTGATGCTACAGGAATAACAGGGGTAGGAACTGAAATATTATCAGGAAGGGAAGTTTCTTGAGCAGAAGGACCAGCACCAGCTGATTCGTCCATCTGCTGAACTGCAAAGGGATCAAAATTTTTATCTTTCCAAATTACAAAGCCAGAATCACCTGAAGTAAACTCGTCAACAAAACGAGATTCAGAATCAATAATCACTAATTTGAAAAGAAGAGTTTCATTAGAACTTACATCATATATGGTACGACGTGCACCATCACAACATCCACATGGATAGCCATCTACCCATTCATCTGAAATTTTGAGGTTACAGAATACCTTTTCAACAATCACTTTCTGATAAACAGCAGTTACTTGTTCAAGATATTTTTGCGAATCTTCAGCTATTCTTAATAAAACATCTTTCTTATCACTATAATGAATTACATTTTCTTCTAGAATTTTCATTAATCCTTCAAGATCATCTGTTAATCTACGCATAGCATAATCATGGATAGGATTTTCAATTTCTTGAGTAGA